TTGTCAAACCACAAACGGCCCCCCCCCCCCCCCTTGCCTAGCTTCAAACGCTGCGACGACGAGCTCGCGTGGCGTAATGGCGGTGCGTGAGAATTGGGCCGGGTCGATGTAGCTACGCTCTGCGATTCTGGAACCTGGAACGTGCCCGAGGTGGGCCGTTGCTGATCCCGGTCTCTGGATCTCCACATCGGTGGCCGAGGCCCGCCTGAGCCACTTCCAGGTACCCGGCCGGATGCCTGCCCGAGTCACCAATCTTTTGAACTGGTCGTCGAAGGTCTCGTGCGATGACAGCCAGGGCGTAACGAGCTGCCGCGGGGCCACCTCGAGCGAGACCCGCAGAGCCTCGACGGTCGAGGGCGACAGTTGGCACAGAACAGGCCTGCCCGTCTTGGACTGCACCAGGCCGACGGCCCCGTCGGGCCGGATGTCGGCGACAGGCAGCCGCCACTGATCGCCTTGGCGGAGCCCAGTGTCCCATGCCATGCGGATGGCTAGGTCGAACCACGCCGACCGGCGGAGCCCGGTCTTATGCCATCGCTGGAGGCCCTGGCAGGCCGTCAGGAGGGCGGACACCTCCTCCCATGTCCAGCACGTGGGTGCCTTGTACGGTACCTTTACGGACCTTATGCGGCGTGTGGGCGGCTCGCACAGGCCCTCGTCGGCTGCGGCCCGCCACAAGGCCAACAGGCCTACCTTCTTCGACCGGACGGTCTCCGGCACGACACCAGAGGCGGCGTAGTCCCGCAGCCAGGCGGAGACGCTGGCCTCGTCGAGATTGACGAGCTGCACGGGGTGCCCGGCCCATTGCTCGAAAAGGCGAGCGGTGATCTGGTACTGGCGGACGGTCTCCGGCCGCACATCGCGGAGGAGATTGTAGTTGGCGGCATACGCTGACAGCGTTGCCGGCCCTGCGTTGCAATACATCTTGGCACATCGTTGGTGTGCCAGAGGGACCGCCGCCTGCAGCCCCTCTGACGCCCGCCACGCCCCCTCATGGGGCGGAAAGGTGGTGCCATCCTCCGGATGACGGGCGGACTGTCAAACACCCCGCAAAACCGGATCTACGGTTCCAGTAGGTGGTTTCTACGGTTCCAGTAGCGCATCGGTCTACGGAACCGAAGGTTGCTGGTTCGAGCCCAGCGGGGTGTAGTCGCCTACTGGAACCGTACGCCGGTCTGGGAGGCAAAGGCAAATTGTGTTGATCAGCAAAGTAGCATCCCTACACTCTGGGGCCATGAAGATGCCCGTAAGACTGCCTGCCAAAAAGCTTTGTTCGACTACCGAGGCTGCAGACCTCTACGGATGCTCTGGAACGCACATCCGAGGCATGGCCGTTCGCGGCGAGATCTGGTCCCAGCAGATCACCAAGCGGGCCTGGCTCTACGACGCTGACGAGATCCAGCAACTTGCGAAAGAACGCGAGAAGCTGAGGGCGGCCGGTAAGCTGTGCGGGCGACGCCCCGGCCATCGGCAATCGGCCTAATTTTTACGGGCGAAAAATCCGATCCTTTCGCGTGTTGACAAATTTGAGATCGGACAACTATCATCCCCGCCGCGTCAGGAGGACGCCTGTGAGATACGGAAACACTGATGGCCTGATCAGAGCACTAACGCTCATCAGCATCGGCCAGCAGCTTGGAACGGATTCCGAGCTGGCACGCACGATTCACCATCTACTCAATCTGCTGCTGGCAAATTTGAGATAGGACAACAAGGAGACAGGCATGGACGCTCACCACAACGAATACCTGGCCGCCGCCTGCGGGCTACACGAGCAGACTCCCACTCGTCGAGCCCTCGACTGCCACGCCATCGGCGACCACATCTCATTCCGCCTCACTGGCTGGTCGCCTGCATCGTCTGACGACGGCCGGATTGTGGACGTCTGCGAGCAGCGGAACCGTCTGTTTGTCGAGACCGTCGAGGACATCGTCGAGGTCGACCCGCGGCCGTGGCCACTTGGCAACGTGCTGCCCTTCTAGATCACAGGACCGGCTGCGGCAGGACGCCACGGTCGAAAGGATGGCCGGCGGAGCCGGCATAGCAGGGACGCAATTCGCCAGCCCGCCAGCACGACGCGAAACGGGCTTTTCTCACCAGTAGCAAAGGACGCAGACATGGGTTTCAAGAAGGCAACAAAGGCGGCAGCAAAACTTCGGCTTGGACTCATCGGCCCGGCGGGCAGCGGCAAGACGATGACGGCCCTGCGGGTCGCCTACGGGCTCGGCGGCCGCGTGGCGGTGATCGACACAGAGCGCGGCTCGGCCAGCCTCTACAGCGGCGAGCGTGGCCTCGACTTCGACGTCGACGAGCTCGACAGCTACGAGGCCGAGAAGTTCATCCAGGCGATCGCCCAGGCCGAGACCGCCGGCTACGACGTGCTGATCATCGACAGCCTGAGCCACGCATGGGCTGGCAAGGGCGGCATCCTTGAGTTTGTCGACAAGGCCGCGAAGCGATCAGGTGGGGGCAGCTTCTCAGGCTGGCGTGACGCCACGCCGCTCCACAACCAGTTGGTCGACGCGATCCTTGGCGCGAAGCTGCACATCATCTGCACGCTCCGCAGCAAGGTCGAGCACGTTATCGAACAGGTCAACGGCCGGACTCAGGTCCGCAAGGTCGGGCTGCAGCCGGTCCAGCGTGACGGCCTGGAGTACGAGTTCACCGTGGTCGGCGACGTGACGCAGGACCACGAGCTGATCATCACGAAGACCAGGGCCGCATGGCTCAAGGACCAGATCATCCGCGAGGCCGGCGAAGAGCTTGGCAAGCAGCTCGCCGCGTGGCTGGCAGCAGGGAACACAGAACCGACGGCAGCGTTGCCGGCGGGTGGGACAAGCACCGCGGCGGTTCACGGACCTGCCGCGGTGCCTTCCACGACTGAGCATCGGATCGGCTGGCTGGAGCGTGTGAACAACGCCGCCACCGTCGAGGAGCTCGGCACCATCGGCGACGAGGCCGACCAGGCTGTCTCCACGGGCGACCTGAGCCCGACACAGAGGGCGCGACTCGACAAGCAGATCAGCATCCGCCACCAGCAGATTGAGCCGGAGGTGGCCGTCAATGCCGTGGCATGACTCGTGGACTGCAATGCGGGCAGGGAAGAAGAAGCAACAACAGGAAAGGAAACCAATGGACTGGGACGTTTTCAGTGACGACGAGCAGCCTGTGGCGGCCGCGGCGACCGGCGAGAAAATCGACATGCCGGAGGGCGTGCACGAGCTCAAGATCGTGACGACCGCGGACAGCGAGGCCGAGGCTTACCTCGAGCTCGCCCACGACGATCGACGCTTCTGGTGGGTCAAGGTAAGAGCTAAGAAGCGCCAGGGATGGGCCAAGGCTCTGATCAGGTCGCTGGCCGAGTCGCTTGGAATGAACGCAGCCGAGTGGGCTGCCACGCCGCTCGACGATCTGACAGGCCGGCGTGTCATGGCCGAGCTCTACCACAAGGTCGACAAGAACGGCCGGCAGTGGGTGAACGTCGGCAAGTTCCTGCCTATCGAGCAGCTCGTCGAGGAGGCTGCCGCTGTGGCGAAGCGACCGGCACGGACGCCGGCCGCCAAGGTCAAGGCGGCATCGCCAGCCATCGGGTCGGACGACATCCCATTCTGAAAGGAATCACATGGCGAAGTTCTTACGCGATTTCGAGACGGTGGAGGAGGCCCGCAAGCGACTGGCCGCAGAGGACCAGGCGGAGCCGCTGACGGTCGAGACGGATCTCGGCAAGGTGCTTGAGGAGCCGGCCCGGCCTCCGCTGGTGATCAAGCCCGGCAACCAGCACGCGGCCGCTGCGTTCAAGGCCGGCAGAGAAGACGAGTACATCGACAGAATGAGAAGCCGCTACGGCGGCGAGTGGTAGTCGGGCACGTTGCCCATGGTTCGATTGTTCCACGGAGGGATCTGATATGTCCGCAAGATTCATGGTGATGATGACGCTGGCCCTGCTCATGGGCGCTGCCACGGCCCAGGCCGAGCAGGTGTTCACGGTGACGACGACGATCACGGCCCAACAGCAGGCCGACGAGAACGCCCGCACGGGCCGCATGGCCCACTGCCGATTCCTTAACGGAAAACGGGAGGGAGTGGGATTCTCCTCAAGCTCTGCGCAGCAGGCGATCGAGTCGTGCTGTTTCTGGCGCGAGGCGCAGCGTGGCCGCTACCGGATCGTGGAACAGGGCGTGGCCCGCGGGCCTCGCGGCTGGTTCGCGGTGATCCGTTACGAGTGACATCGACCGGCCCGCCCTGGCTGCGGCGGCCGTGCATCAGGCCGCATGGGTCGCCGAGCGGGAGTGGCGAGTAACCACCGCAGTCGAGGCCGGGTTTGTGTGCCTTCCCCGGTGACTCGACCGAATGCCCCACGTCACGGGGCCAATACACGGAGGTTTGAAATGCCAGGACGGCCACAAGTGAGCAAGGAACGGATCCTTGAGCTTTTCAAGCAGGGAGCGACAGCCGAGCAGATTGCACGCCGACAGGGCGTGACGCGTGGCGTTGTCTGGGCAGTTTTGCGGGCAGAGAAAGGCAAGGTAGCCAAGTGATCAGGCCGCACTACATCACGCCACCGATCGAGGAGTCCCTGCCGCTGTTCGCTGCCGCCAGGTCGTCAGACCCGGCGACATCGCACGCGGCGGCAGCACAGGCCGGCGGGCTGGCAACACGGCACCAGCGGCAGATCCTCGCGGCACTGCTCGACGGCCCGGCTGGGGCCAGCGGAATCGCGGCACGGTGCGGGCTGCTGCCGCACCAGATCGGCAAGAGGATCGCCGAGCTGGCCAAGGCGGGCAGGATCGTTGAGACGGGGCGGACGGTCACGAGCTCGAGCGGGCGAGCGGAGCGTGAATGGCAAGCAGCGGCGGCGTCGCGTTGACGTGCAGCCGAGGATTGTTGTGTTAACTGAAAGGAGGCCGCGATGCGGCTACTGAAGACAGAAAACAAGAAGATCGGAGTCGACGAGTTGAACATCTCCGACTCGTATCAGCGGACTATTGTGCCAAATCGTGTCAGCAGAATTGCGAAGAACTTGGACCAAGATGCGTTTGGCTCTCTTACTGTTGGGCAGCGGAAGGACGGCTCTTACTGGGTGGTTGATGGCATGCAACGACTTACTGCCGCTCGAAAACTTGGGATTGGGATGGTCCCTTGCGATGTGTTTCAGTCCGATGGCCAAGAGCACGAAGCACGAGTGTTTCGGCTCAAAAACAGAGAACGGACTAACGTTTCTGCGGTTGTGTTGTTTCGCGCTCAGCTCACAGAAGGAGACGAGCAGACGCTTGCAATCGCAGACTGCGTCAAGTCTGCGGGGTTCAAGCTCGGACTAGACAATCACAGCACCTCGTGGCCCTGCATCCGCGCCGTCAAGGCGCTTGAGAGGTCATTCGTCAGGGTCAGTGCGACCGGTCTTCGCACAGCACTGCACATACTCGACAGGTCGTGGCCTGGAGAGGATGGAGCATTGCAGGGCGACATGATCGAGGGCATGTGCTGGTTCATAAAGAAACACCCTGACTTCGACATGAGCAGGCTTGTCGAGAAGCTCTCGAAAAAGTCGATCAACGGTGTAGTCAGGGCTGCCGATGCGAACCACAAACTTGGCAAGGACAGGGACTCTTCGCAGTACGGGCGAGCGCTGGCGACATACGACGCAATCGCTCTGATTTACAGCAAGGGCCTTCGTTGTAAGAAAGCTGAAGCGTTTGACGAGTTTGAGCAATTCTCAAAGTTTTGAAGGAGGCCACGGATGGCCGGTGAATGGATTCCCTACGACGTCTGCCTGCCCCACAAGCCCGAGGTGCTCGAGCTCGTCGACCGTACCGGCCTGCAGCCGGACCAGGTCGTCGGGCGGCTCCTGATGCTGTGGGGCTGGGCGGCGCTCAACAGCTCCGACGGCACGGCCCGGATGTCAGTCCGGCTGCTGGCGAAGCTGTGCGGCGGTGACGACGAGTTCTGGCGGGAGGTCGAGTCGGTGGGCTGGCTTGTGATTGACGCGGAGAACGGAACTGTGGCGATCCCCGGATGGGAGCGTCGGTTCTCGCAGGCCGCTAAATCACGGGCTCTTGCCAACGTCCGGCACCAGGTGGACAAGGCCGGGGGCGCCCAGCGCCCCCGTGCGGGGCGCGTAGCGCCCCCGGCTGTGGCGCCGCGCGCCCTAGAGAGAAGAGATAGAGGAGATAGAAATTCTTCTTCTTCCCCAGGAAGTGCTGCGCAAGGACCGGAGCAGCCGGCAGGCTGGGACACGCTACGGAAGGCGTGGGCCGCAGGCACAGGACGGCCTTGGAAGCTTCCCACGGCCCCGGACAAGGTCGGAGACCGCCTGGCCGAGGAGGGCTGGTTCGAGAAGGCCCTGGCGGCCATCGAGGCCCTGCCACGGTGCAAATACTTCCGCGACCCAGTGACGCTGCCGCAGCTCGTGGCCGCCGGCTTCGTCGACAAGGTTCTAGGTGGGCAGTTTGACAACCCACGGGAACAGCGACCGGCAGGCGGCTATCGAGGCCCGGATGACAAACCACCGGCCCAAGGGTTCACGGGCGAGGAGGCCGCGAGGTTCGAGGCCACCAGGCGGAAGATGATCGAGCAGCTCAAAGCGAGCTGACAACAACAGGGAGTGTCGCCAATGGACAAAAAAGACAACACGTTGCTGGAACGTGGCGCCGACAACGACATCACGCGTCTGCGGTGGCGGCTCAAGATCTGCGAGAACACCATCGCTCGGCTAGTGGCTGAGAACGAGCGGATGCGGAATGGTGCAGCAGAAAGCTGCGAAACGGTGTGCCCGCACATCCGCGGCACGGTCACGCAGCATTGCAGCTTGAATTTTACGCTCACAGACGAGGAGCGCGAGGCGATTGAGTTCTTTGCAGACATTCACTGTGACGATGACCCGCCTCACGAATACGCCGCCACGCTCCGCTTGCTGCTGAAGCGCCTGTGACAAAACGTCTGCCCAAAAACATTACGACCGAGGAATCGTCACATGAGCTCTACCCTGATCCTGTGCGTCGGGTTTGTCTACCTGATGGTTGCCATCGACCAATGGTCGAAAGGCAGCCCAGGCATGGCCATTGCGTGGTTTGGCTACGCCCTGGCAAATGTCGGTCTGGCCATGAATGCCAAGTAGACTCGTGAACTCGAATATGCACGATTGTCACCGTCTCAAGGAGGAGACGGATGGACATCGTGCTCGAGGTGCCAGGCCAGCCCGTGCCCCAGCCGCGGCCACGCGTTTCAACACGCGGGGGATTCGGCCGTGCGTACACGCCGACGAAGCACCCGATCCACGTCTACCGTCAGGCCATCAAGCTGGTAGCGATGTCATCCGGCAAGACGATCACCGGGCCGACCGCCCTGGTTGTCGACGCCGTCTTCCAGCGGCCGGCATCGCACTGGCGGAAACACGATCTCAAGCCCGACGCGCCGCCCTGGCCAAACGCCGACGGCGACAACGTGCTGAAGGGCGTCGCCGACGCGCTGACCGACGCGGGCGTGTGGGGCGACGACGACCAGGTTGTGTTCTGGTCGATCCGCAAACGCTACGCCGCGAGGAATGAACAGCCTCGCACAATCATCACCATCCGAGAGGACGCGTGATGCAGTGCCGCAAAAAGTACCTGACACCAGAGCAAGAGGCGGCCGTTCGCAAGACATACGCGAGGGGCGGCACGAGCTCGGAGATGGCGTTCGTTGCTGGCGTCTGCACGTCGCTGATCTACGCCCGCATGAAGGACCAGATCAAAGACCTGCGGCGTGGTCAAGGACGAGGCGGACGGCGCGGCCCGCCTGTTGATCCAACGCCAGAAGAGATTGCAATCAGACGTGCTGAGTGCGATCAGCGTCGACTGCTGCTGATGCACCCTAAGTTCCACGACAAACACAATCTCGATTGAATACACGTATGCCAGACGCAATCCCACGTTGGAGACCACCGCACCAGCGCGGCATGAAACCGCAGAAGGAGCGAGCGCATTACCTGTCGGCAGACTGGACCGCGAAGCGTCAACGCATTCTTGTACGCGATGCGTTCACGTGCCGCGAGTGCCACGAGGTCTGCTATGGCAAGGACGCACACGTCGATCACATCGTGCCGCTCGAAGACGGCGGCACAGATGCTGACATGAACCTCCAAGTGCTGTGCAGCTCATGTCATGGAAGGAAGACGCGTGACGAACAACGACGCAAAGGCTACGCGTGAGGCGCCCGAGGGGGGGGGTGGGTCGGTTTGGCAAAACGACGATCGACTTAAGCCCCATGCTGCCTTCGCACGAATTTCCGACCAACTAAGCCAAAACCAGAGGTAAGTATGGGCCGCAGAGGCCGACATCCTGACCCCAACAGCAAGCGATCGCAGGCCGCTGTGGCCCGCGTTGCGGCTATCGGCAAGTCTCTTTCCGTGTCGCCCGAGGGCAAGCCCGGCAGCACTCCAAAGGCCCCCAAGGACGTCGCGGCCCGCCCTGTGGCTGCCGCCTACTGGAAGGCCCACGCCGACAGCCTGGCTGGCGCTGGCAGGCTGCGATCCGACAACGTCGAGGGCCTCGCCCTGCTCTCTCACATCTACGCAGACTGCCGCGAGCTCGCCGAGCAGCTCGCCGCCGAGGGCTGGATGACAAGCACGGACAAAGGCCAGCAGGCCAACCCAGTGGCGAGGCTGCTGCGAGACGCTCGCCGCGACTTCGTCAGCCTGGCGCGCGAGTACGGCCTGACGCCGGCGGCCGAGACCCGATTCCCGCCGGAGGCGACAGAGCATGGCGAAGAAGACGCCGAAGAGGCAGCCCTCAAAGCCTTCTGCGGTTGAGCCAGGCTCCGATCGGCCAGAGTACGTGCCCGGCTACACGTGGGACGCCGGGGCTGCGGCCAAGCCAGCGGAGTTCATTGAAAGCCTGTGCCGCATTCCCAGCCAGGACGGTGGCGATCCGCAGCCGGTCACCATCATCCCGTGGCACCGCGACCGCGTGATCGCGCCGCTGTTCGGGTGGAAGCGGCCCGACGGCCGGCTCCGCTACCGACGCGGCGCCGTGTTTGTCCCAAAGAAGAACGCGAAAACGTTCCTGATGAGCCAGCTCGCCCAATACCTGCTGACGTCGCACATGCCACACGCCGACGTTTACCCGGCAGCCGTCGACCGTGAACAGGCCAGGATTCTCTACCGAATGCTGAAACGATCGGTCGAGTCGTCACCGCTCTCCAAGGTGCTCGAGGTAGTCGACTCCAAGTCGATCATCAGGAACCGAAAGCACGGCAACATTCTCCGTTGCCTGTCGGCCGACTCGTGGCGGAACGAAGGATTGAACGGCAGCGTGATCATTGACGAGATCCACGCCCACCGTACCGACGAGCTCGTCAGCGCATTGACCTACGCCACGCGCGCCACGCCAAACGGCCTGGTCCTAGCGATCAGCACGGCCGGCGATGACCGCAAAGGCCCAGGCTACCAGTGGTGGCAAGATGCCGAACTCGTCATGAAGAACCCGGCCGCCAACCCGACATTCTTCGGCCTGATCTATGCGGCAAAGCCGACCGACAACTTCGACGATCCAGAAGTTTGGCGCCGTGCAAACCCGTCGATGGGCATTACTTTCCCAGAGGAGGAGTTCCGCGCCGACTGGCAGGACTCACTGACCAACCCTGTCAAGAGATCGCGCTGGTTGAGATACAGCCTGAATGTTTGGACCACTCCTGATAACCGTTGGTTCACGCCAGAGGCTTACGCACCGTGCGTCGTGCCGCCACCGCAGCCGCTCGAGGGCCGGTCGTGTTTCATCGGCCTTGACCTGGCCGATCACCTCGACCTGACCGCAGCCGTGGCGCTCTTCCCCGACGGCCAGGGCGGCTACGACGCCGAGGCCATGTTCTGGATGCCGGAGGAGAACGTTGCCGACCGTGAGAAGGAGGCGCGAGTTCCGCTGCGTCAATGGATCGCAGAAGGCTGGATCAGGACGACGCCGGGCGTGCGTCTCGATCACGACCAGGTCGCTGCCGATCTCATCGCGTACTCTCAGAAGCATCCATGCCGAGGCGTTGGCGCCGACCCGTGGAACCTGGGCAGCGTTGCCACGCAACTTCAACGATCAGGGCTTGAAGTGCACGCTATCGGGCAGTCGGTTGGCCGCATGACGGCGCCTAGCAAACTGCTCGAGGTGATGATCCACGAGAAGAAGTTTAGGTGCCCGTCTCCGGTCATGCAGTGGATGGCGTCGAACGTCTGCCTGTACGTGGATCACCAGGGCAACATGAAACCGGACAAGGGCCGGAGCCAAGAGAAAACAGACGGGATCGTCGCGGCCGTCTGCGGTCTGGCGGTCTCGATGACGGCGGAGCCGGAGGCGAGCGCGGACTCATGGCAAATAATCGAGCTGTGAAAAAGACCACGGCCAAGCCGCGGGCACCGCGGGCCGAGAAGAAGCTCGAGCAGTACGCACTGCGTGCCCTGGCTGACCACCTGCCGATCGGTGCGATTCTCCAGACCGACACAATGTCGGCCGAGGTCGCCGTCCGCGTGACTTGCATTCTCGCCTGCGTGCGGTTCATCGCCAGCTCGCTGGCTTGCATGCCGACCGAGATCATCCGCCGGCGGCCTGGCTTTCCTAAGACGCACTGCCACGACCTGCCCTGCTACGACGTGCTGACTTGGCGGCCAAACTCGTGGCAGTCCGATTTTGAGTACAAGGAGACGACGTCGTACCACCTCGCCCTGTACGGCCGGGCCTACTCGCGGATCGTCGCCGGCGACAACGGATTCTGCTCGTCGGTCGAGCCGCTGCACCCGAGCCGCATGACGTGCATGAAGGGGGCCGAGGGGCTCATCTACCGTTACCTGCTGCCGCGTGGAACGTACAAGGATTTTCAGCAGAGCGAGATCGTGCATTACCGCTGGCTCTCGGACAACAGCTACGAGGGCCAGCTCCCGGCCGAGCTCTGCGCCACGAGCGTGGCACTGGCCCGCAAGCTCGACATCGCTGCCGCTGCGTTCTGGGACAACTCAGCCCGCCCCGACGGCGTGATCGAAACGCAGGAAGAGATCCCGGCCGAGGCTCAGGCCCGGTTCCGCGACCAGTGGCGGGAGATCTACGGCGGGCCGAAGAAGCGAGGGTCGACCGCGATCCTGCCAAAGAAGACGCAATTCAAGGCGATCGACAGCAACAGCAACGAAGCGAACCAGTTCATGGAACTTCGGAAGAGCATGTTGCCAGACATCGCCCGCGTCTACGGCATCCCGACCACTCTGCTGGGCGACGACGCGATGGCGAAATACTCAAACGTTGAGCAAGAGTTCGTGACAGCCCACGTGTTTGGCCTGCTGCCCTGGCAGAAGCGTTTCGAGGGCGCGATCGACCGCTCGATTTTGAGAACCTATGACAACCCGATGGACGGCCGGCATTACTGCCGCCTCGACAGCCGGGCACTACTTCGTGGTGACACGCAGGCCCGCGTGGCGCTGTACCAGTTTCTCTTCAACTGCGGCGCGATCTCGCCCAACGAGCTGCGTGACCTTGAAGACCTGGACCTGCTGGAGAACCAAGCGGCCAACGCTACGTACATGCAGCTCGGCTTCGCGCCGCTGGGCACGTCTGCCACCGGCACCGGGCCGGATGCCGTACCAACCGGGTCGCAGTTTCCGTCAGACACGATCGAGCCGCAGGACATCCAGAAAATGGAGCCGACCGATGGCTGAACAAGAAATTGAACGGCGTTACATCCCGACGGTCTTGGAGCCCATCGAGCTTGACGAGCGCTCCGCGGCATCGCCGACAATCAAGGGCATCAGCCCGCCGTTCAACTCCAAGAGCGAAGACCTTGGAAATTTCCGAGAGGTCTTTGCCCCCACAGCATTCGACAAGATCGTCGGCCGCCACCGGAACGACCCTCGCGGCGGAATGGACGTCGTGGCCCTGTTCGACCACGTTGGCCAGCCGATCGGCCGTACCACAAACGATACGCTCAAGCTGGCGATCAGCGAGCGAGGCCTGGCATACTCAATCAGCCCTCCCGACACGACGCTCGGCCGCGACATCGTGACGCTCGTCCGTCGAGGTGATCTCTACGGGGCCAGCTTCGCGTTCTCGGTGGCACCCGGCGGCGAGTCGTGGACGCAGGAGGCCGACGGCTCGGCCGTGCGGACCATCAGCGAGGTTGGCAACCTGTACGACGTTTCTGTCGTGACCCGGCCAGCCTACCCGCAGTCGTCGGCCGCCCTCCGCTCGCTGGAGGCGTGGCGTGCCGAGCACCTGACCAGCCACGAGCTCGAGCAGCTCGTCGAGCAGCAGGCCGACGCCGAGGCCGACAAGCGTCGCCGCTGGTCCTACGCATTGACGGCAGCGGCTGCCCGCCTGATCTCTGCGAGGCTCAAGGTCAATGCTCCACGAATCAAGTAGATCCTGCCGCAAGTGCGGTAGCCGCTGCCGCGTGATCACGTCGCGCCGTGCCGGCGACGACCAGGTCCAGCGTCTGGAGTGCACTTGCTGCCACGCCCGCCGGAAACGATTGGTTCCTGCCACCGAGATCTGGAGCCGCAAGCGATGATCGCAGAAGAGTCGATCGCCACCGTGTCGGCCCGGCTCAACGTGTTCTTCGCGTCTGCGCGCGAGCAGGCCAAAGACGGGCTGTCGTGGCAGGAGTTTGGCCGGCTTCTCGTGCAGATGCTCTGGATGGCCGTCGAGGGCCTGGACGCTGTGGCATCGCTCACGGGGCCACAGAAGCGAGAGGTGGCCGTGACGGCTGCCGCCGTGCTGTTTGACTCACTTGCCGATAAGGCCGTCCCGGTGGCCACATGGCCGGCGTGGATGCTGCTGCGGCCGGCGGCTCGCCTGCTCGTTCTTTCGCTTGCCGCTGGTGCCGTCGAGGCCCTGCTCAGAATCTCAAGGAGTTCCACATGATCACCGGTGTACTCGTCCTGGCGGCGCTCGCGTTTCTTTTTTGGCCGAAGGGTGGAGCAAAGTCTCTGCCGTCGTTGCCAAGTGCCGAGGATTTGTTCCGCGTGCAGCCTGTTGCCACGCCAGCCGCACCAGACGCCCGCGAGGCGATCGACAGCCTGCTCGAGGTCCGCGACCAACTGGCGGCCGTCAAGAAGCTGGACGAGGAAGCATCCAAGGCCGTCGACACGCTGTGGCTCGACCTGCTGCACGGGAGCGAGAAGAAATGACCGACCGACAGAAATACATCGTCGTTGCGGTATTGGCCGGCGGCGCGGTGCTTGCGGCCTGCGTGGAGTATTGGCCGCGGCCTACCCACCGCCCGACACCCGCCGCCGGCCGGCTGGACCTTCGCGGTAAGTTTATCGGCCCATCGGCCCCAGAAGACGCGGCGGCGTTTGCTGGCCTGTGTCGCGGCGTAGCCGAGGCCCTCGACAAGGACGGCGCCGCAGCCGCCCCCCGGATCACCACCGCGGCACAGCTCGAGGACGTCCGCATCGCCACAAGCGAGGGCATGTTCCTGCCCGAGAGTTTCACCCGCAATCAGCCGCATGTCTCGGCAGCGGCCGGGAAGTTCCTCGACCAGTCTGTCGGCACGAGCGGTGGACCGATCGACGCGGCGGCCCGTGGCAAGTGGTCCGCCGCCCTCCGCGAGCTGGCCCAGGCGGCCGAGGAGGCCGTGCGATGAAGATCTCCGATGTCGTCTGGGAAGTGATGGACAACGCGCTCTACATCATGCACATGGCGACCGTACTGTGCGTCGGTGCGTCCGCCGTGGCGTGCCCGGTGCTGCTGTACTCACTGCTGCTTGAGATCCGCGAGCTGCGGAAGGAGGTCCCTTCGGCCTGCGAATGTCGGCATGACGGCCCCGGCCCGGTGCTGCCGAGAGTGCTGCCGCGGCTCCGCCGCATCGGCGAGGAGGCGGAGTAATGTCCCACCGCAGGGCCGTCTGGACATTCTCGGCGCTGGCGTTTGTGATCTGCGCGGCCATTCTTGGCGCCGTCGTCGAGCACTACACGCACCGCGTCCTACGGCGCGTCGACAACTCGTTCGGCTACCGGCCCGATCCCGTGGGCGTGCGGACGTTCCTGCAGGAGCTCGACCGGCCGACTTTCCAAGAGGCCGGGGCTGACGCCGTCCGCCAGGCCAAGGGCCTCGACGTTTTTCTCTACCGTGCCACGAACAAGGCCCACCAGCGGACCTATGGCGAGCCGTGGCAGTGCTGGAACCAGGGCAACGCCGGGACGTGCGTTTCCTTTGCCTTTGGGCTTGGATGCCAGACAGCACTGGCAACCGATTGGCTCGCTGGCAAGGGCCAGCCGCCGACGGCAGTGGCCACCGAGCCGATCTACGGCGGAGCCCGCACGTTTGGCATGGGCCAGCCCACGCAGTTTGGCGGCGACGGCGCCACCGGATTCGGCGCGGCTCGCTGGATCTCCGGCAAGTGCAAGACGCCGGATGTCGGCGGCGTGCTATTCCGAAAGAAATACGACGCTGTCGATCTTACGAGCTACTCAATTCCGCTCTCGCGTGAGTGGGGCTCACGGGGCGTGCCGCTTGAGCTCGCCAAACTGGCCCACCAGAACAAGTGTTACGCAGTCGCGCAGGTGCAGACGTGGGAGGAGTTGGCGTCGGCACTGGAATCGGGCTACCCGGTGGCCGTCTGCTCGCAGGTGGGCTACGGCCCGACGCCGCGGCAGCGTGACTCCGACGGGTTCCTGACACGCGGCACGTCGTGGAGCCACGCCATGCTCGTCTGGGGCATCCGGCACCAGAAGAACGGCGGCGGCCGCGATGGTGCGCTCATCCAAAACTCTTGGAATGTGTCGTGGGTCTCAGGGCCACGCTGGCCGAGCGATCAGCCCGACGGCTCGTTCTGGACGAGTCGAGAGAACATTGAGACAGCCATGCGTCAGGGCGACTCGTGGGCGATCTCGGGCACGACGTTTGAATACAAGAAACTCGAAAATGCCGACTGGGGGCTGGCACAATGAACCTGATCCTATGGGCAATCTTTGGGGCGATCGTGGGCACCGTGGCCCAGGCCCTAATTCCATCGAAGCTGCCGACCGGCTGGCTGCCGACGATCGCCGTGGGCGTGGTTGGCAGTGTCGCCGGCGGCCTGCCATTCGGCACAGGCCCGGCCGGGTTCATTGGCTCGATCATCGGGGCTGTTGTGGTTTTGTATCTTCACCGACTCTGGAGCGAATCGAATGTCTGACTCCCAAAAGAAACTGGCCGTTGCTGCCGTCATCGTCGTGGCTACCACGTGGTGGCTGGCCACCGCTCCAGACTCTCCGATCAGGCCAGAGCCGCCGCGGCCAGACAGGCCCGTGCTGCGATTCCTGGCGAAGGTCGCCGGCGTGGCTGCACGCTTTGGCCTGACAGCCCTGCTGTTTGCCGAGCCGGCACCGGATGCCGATGAGGTGCAGCTTGCCCACGCGGTCGTTGGCACCGACGGCCATCTCGTTCTATCGAATGCGAGGTGGTAGATGCACGCTCTGTGGCACTGGCTGCTGTACCTGTTGGCGTGGGCCTCGCACGACCCGTCGAGCATTGCGGCCGAGCGTGCTCGAGCTGCTGGTTGCGTCACCGTGGCCTACGCGTCTCTGGCAGTCGAGCCAGCCCGCGAGCCCGAGAAGCCGGCCGTGCCGGCCGCCTGCCCATGCGGCGGCAAAGGCTACACGGTTCGGCCTGACGGCTCCCGGTGGGCCTGTAAGTGCGGCACGTGCCCAGACGGAAAGTGCAGAAAAAATCTACCGTAGAGCGGGCCAACTTCGACGGCCAGCCGAGACCGGCGAAAGTGTGCGAGTCGTTCACGACACCGACCCACATTCCCGAGGATAACCATGAACAAGCTCCGCCTCGCCCAGGACGAAATCTCCGCGCTTCTCCCGCAGATCGAGAATCTGCGAAACGTCGACCCCAACGACGACAAGGACGGCGCTGCGGCGGCCGCCCTGGAAAGGGCGCTGACGCGTGCGGACGAGCTGAACGTGGTCGTCGAGCGCGAGAACGCGATCGAGGCCCGGCTCTCGGCGGCTCGCTCCAAGCTCACCAACGTCTCCGACAGCGAGCCCCGGGCCGCGGTCGAGAAGGGCGAAGTCACTGGCGACCGTGCGGACATCCGATCGGGCGTCAAGGCCTTCAGCTCTGCCAAGGCTGCGGCCCTGGTGGGCGGCTACCTCCGGCAGCTCTACACCGGCGAAATCCGGGCGATGGGCGAGACCAGCACGACTTACGACGCCAAGGGCGCCGAGTACGTCATTGGCGAACTGTACGGTGCAATCGTCAACCGGCTGCAATACGCGTCGGTTGGCCTGCAGCTTGCGACGGTGGTCCGGCCTGCCGGTGCCAAGATCAGCTTTCCGAAGGTGGGCGACGCAACTGCATCGTTCGTCGGTGAAGGCACCGCGACGACCGATCAGGATCTGTCGACGAGCGTGTCGGATCTGACCCTCTACGAGATGCGTGCCAGCGTGGCAGTGTCTCGCAGCCTGCTTGAGGACTCGCCGATCGACGTGGCCGGCCTTGTTGCCGAGCGCTTCGCTCTGTCCTACGCCCAGAAGTTCGACGGCGTGTGGCTTGGCGGCAACTCTTCCAGCCCGACCATCACCGGCCTTGCCGGTGCGGTGGCGTCTGGAAACACCATCACCGTGGCTGCCAACGCGGCCACGAGCCTCGCCAACCTTGCCGACGTTGTCGGCAAGGTAGACGAGACGATCATGGGAACGGCCTCGTGGGTGGTCAGCCGTGCCGGCTTTGTTGACCTGATGAAGATCTGGTCGGCCCAGCAGACGACCCAAACGGTCGGCGGCGGCCGCGTGGTGCCCACCGTGTTCGGTGCTCCGGTCTACATCGTCAAGGGCCTGCCCTCGACGACGCTGGCCCTCTACGGCGACTTCTCGATGAGCTCGGTCATCGGCATCAAGGACAGCGGCCTCGAAATTGAAGCCGGCCGCGAGATCCTGATGCGGAACCGCCAGGTGCTCTACGTGGCGAACACCCGGTTCGGCGTGGCCAACCATGCCCCTGAGTTCGTCAGCCGGCTCGCCAAGGCTGCGTCCTAATCCGGCAGCGTGAACAACTGACGCGGCCGGGGGCGACAAATGCCCCCGGCCGCATCTCTATCCCCAAGGAATCGCGCCGTGCCAAATATGAAATTCATCCGCGACGGCTGGGGCCACAAGGCCGGAGACGTCGTCGAGAAGCTGCCCGACTTCGCCCTGGTGCTCGAGCAGGAGGGCTACGCGGTGGAAACCACCGACGCCCCGATCGTCGAGCGTGCAGTTGCCCCCGAGCCGGAGAAGCGTACAGCGAAGCTGGAGAGGTGATCCATGCGTCTCCGCTCTCTCGCAGTCGCCACGCAGCCGATCGTCGAGCCTGTCTCGCTGGCAATGGCCAAGGCCCATCTGTCGCTCCTGCCGGAGCAGGAAGACGACGACACGCTGATCGTGTCGATGATCGCCACGGCCCGCCGGCTGATTGAGCGGCGGCTGGGCGTGGCTCTGGCCCCGCAGCAGCTACGGGCCAAGTTTGACGCGACTGACGGCACAGGCTGGACCCGCGGGCCTGACAACGTCGGCCCTGTGGTGCTTCGCCTGCCGGTGGTGCCTGTGCTGACAGGAGGCAGCTATCCGGTGTCCCTGGATGTCGACAGCACGGCCGTGAGCTCGTCCACGTACACCGTCGACGCCGACGCTGGCCAGATCCGCTTCTCGTCGGCTCCGCAGATGTCGGACCTTACCACGCTCACGATCACGTACTGGGCCGGGCAGGCAACAATCTCGCCGCAGCTCCGCACGGCGATCCTGCTGTACGTGGGGCACCTGTACGCCAACCGCGAGGCCTCATCGGCCGACAGCCCGTCTGAGGTTCCGATGGCGTTTGAGACGCTCCTGGCCAGCGAGTCTGTAAGCGGGAGGTGGTAATGGCCATTCCAGCCGGCAGCCTCCGAGAGACGGTGGTGATCGAGAAGCAGACCGAGACGCGTAACGCGTTCGGGGAGGCGACCTCGAGCTGGTCGACGCACGCCACCAGGCGGGCGGCCGTCGAGTCGATCAGCTACTCCGAGACACAGAAGCAGGGCCGCATCGGCGGCTCGGCCACGTGGGTCGTTCGCTGCCAGTACGTGGAAGGCGTCAGCGGGAAGATGCGTGTGAGGTGGAAGAGCCGAGGCGATCGGTATCTCTACATCTCGTCGGTTGTGGAGATCGGCCCACGGCAAGAGCACGAGCTCACGTGCGATGAGAAGGCGACCTGATGCTGCTGCGGTGGGAAAACAACGTCGAGCAAGAGCTCCAGGCCATTATGGGTCGGTTTGCGGCACTGCCGAGGCACATTGCCAAAAAGCACTTGCAGGCAGCGATGAAGCGCACGATCAAGGACGGCGTTCCGATCCTGCGGTCTATTACTCCGCCACTTGGCGTCCGCCGCGGCCGCCGGCGGAAGGGTGCGTTTGTGCCGCAGAACAAATCGACCGGGGCTCTGCGGAGAGCCGTCACCACCAAATCAAAGTACATCGGCCGCAACGCTGACGGCGTGGTCTATGGCGTTGTGGGCTACAAGGCAGGATTCAACAGCCGCAAAGCGATCTGGCTGGAGTACGGCACGCGCCGCGGCATCAGGCCGCAGGAAATGATCAATCGATTTATGCAGCAGTACGCCGGGCCGTCTTTGACCACGCTGAAGAGCGAAATGCTGAGCGCTCTGGATAAGGCTGCGAAGGAAGTGGCGGGCGACAAGAACCCCGGAAAGACATTCTGATGGCATACCCAGAACAGTGGCTTAAGTCTGCGATCGAGACCGCCGGCGGCTGTCTGGCGTGGCCGATGGAGGCACCCGAGGGCGCCGCCCTGCCCTACGTGATCTACGGCCGCACATCGACACAGCGGGAGCTAACCATGCCAGCCCCGCCACCGCTGACAGTCAACCCTTCGGCAACCTTCAGCGTGCTGATCTACGCGTCCACGTACTCCGGCGTGAAGGCCCTGGCAGACTCTGTTCGCATTGCTCTGCACAACTTCAACGGCACGTCTAACGGCGTGACAATCCGTCAGTGCTTGATCACCGAGGAGGCGGACGGCTCGCCGGACTACCTCGACGGCCAGGACAAGCCAACGTACACAGTCGATCACACGTACCAAATTCGCTGGGAGGAGTAAGCCATGCCGGCCATTGCTGATTCGCAGGGAACGACGTTCAGTTTCAACTCCGTCACGTTTGTTGCAAAGAACGTGAAGGTGAAGCGCAGCCAGGCCTACGTGGACGTCACGCCGCTGTCGGCGACCGCCGGTTCTACTCGCGTTTTGCAGGCCGCCCCGCTCGTCGACGGCGACCAGATCACGTTGGAGTACATGGGCACGACTGCACCGGCTCGCGGCACGGCCGCTTCGATCACCTGCTCGACTCTTGGCATCAGCGGGAGTGCCGTGTGCGAGGACTTCGAGCTGACCGCGGCGGTGGGCGAGCTGATCATGGGCAACGCCACGTTCAAACTCACCGGCACCTGATTGGCCGGGAGGTGACCCGTGCCAAACATTCCAAGCAGTCAGGGCGCCGTCCTGTCGTTCAACGGCCAGGTGCTTGGCGTGCTGCAGAATGCCAACCCGACGTTTGCTGTTGGTAACAAACACGAAGTTACCAATCTGCGATCGCCCGTCGTTGGTACTGGCCAGAACGCCCGCGTGCTCAAGCAATACAACGTGACGAGCATTGAGCCGGGCACGATCACGGCTCGGTTCTTGGGATCGCCAGACCTTGCCAGAAACAACATTGGCAAGCCCGGCACTCTTTTGTTCACGTGGGGATCCGGGGCCAGCCTGAGTGGCCAAGCGTTTCTCGAAACGCTTGACGCGGAGTTTGCCAAGGGTGAGTTGATTGTGTGGGCCGCAGTGTTCCAGTTCTCGGGTTTTAACTGACGAGGAAACAATGGGTTTGGCTGAAGACATTCTGGCGATCGACGACATCCGCGCGCCGCAAAAGCTGCACGTGAAGGCGTGGGGCCGCGAGGTGTATCTCCTCGACCCGACGGCCGACATCCGCGACGAGTGGGAGATCTACTGCGCGTCGAACCAGGGCAAGCGGGCGAGCTGGCGGGCAAAGCTGGCCAGCCTCCTCCTGTGCGACGAGCAGGGCGTCCGGCTGTTCACGAGCGATGCCGATGTGGCGAAGCTCGGCAAGAAGAACGCCAAGGCCATGCACGAGATCTGGCAGGCCGGCCAGAAGCTCTTGTCGATCACCGATGCGGAAATTGAGGAACTCGAAAAAAACTGAGGAGCCGGCCGGACGACGTGTTCGTCTACCGGCTGGCCCTCGAGCTCGGAATACCAGACCCGGAGAAATGGAAGAAGCGGCTAACGCTGCGGCAGTTGCGGAAGTGGATGGCGTACTGGCGGGTCGAGCCGTTTGGCGACTCGTGGCGAATGGCCGCCAGGACGTCGCTCACGACTGCGGCAGGCATGGGCGCGAAGCCAGACCCAGAGGCCGAGGAGCGATTCCTGCCAAGCTACCGCGACAGACCGCAGACCGAGGAAGAACTGAAACGTGAGTTGATGAAGATCCCGGCATTCCGCGAGCAAATGCAGAAGGGCTGACAGTGGCAACGATCGGCAAAGTATCCGCCGTCTTTTCGGCCAGCACGTCTGGCCTGCGGGCCGGCGTGTCGGATGCCATTCGCTCGTTCCGCCAGCTCGGCGGCGAGGCCGGCACGCTCAAGGGTCTTTTCGAGGGAATGCAGAGCGTTGCCGCCAAGGGCGTCGGTGCCGTCGGGCCGGCGGCGGAGGTGGCCGCCACCAAGCTCGGCCAGTTCCAGCGTCTCGCGCTTCTTGCCCAGCAGGCCCTGGCGTCCGGGCGGATCACGGCCCAAGAGTTTGCCACCAAGATGGAATTGATTGGCGCTGCCGCAGAGTCGACAGGTGCGGCCGTCGCTGCCGGTGCGGCAATGACGGCGAAATACACGACGGCCGAGGAAACTGCTTCGCGGTCGATTGCCGAGGCCAACTCGCTCCTTGAGCAAGGCGTGATCTCACAAGAGACCCACGCCAGGGCAATGGCTGACCTGACTGGCGCCACGGCGCGAGAACGGCAGGAGATGGAGAACGCCGGCCGTGCGATGGAGATGATGGCGAAGACCTTCAACGAGGGGGCCGCGGTAACGCAATCAGTGCGAACGGCTGAGGAGCGGCACGGCGACGAGGTGCAGCGGCTCCGCGGCCTGCTGGCTGCCGGTGCGATTTCACAGGAGACATACTCGCGGGCCGTTGATCGGGCCGACGACGAGCTGCGGCAGGCCACCGGCGGCACGCGTGGGCTGGCTGCCGCCACATCTGCGGCGAGCTCCGGCGTCGAGAAGCTCGGCGGCAAGCTCAACGCACTGATTGCCATCAACGCCGCCCAGCTCTTCGGCCAGATCTCAATGGCCGTCGGCAATACCGTCCGCTCGTTTGCTGGCATGGGCGCAGCCCAGGCTGAAGTCATCAGCGGCCAGAGCGACCTGGCCAAGCGTCTCGGCATGACTTACGGCGAGCTCTCGGGAATTGGTCTTGCTGGTGCTCAGGCTGGCGTGTCAATGGACCAAATTGCATCCGCTGCCACAAAGGCGGACGTGGCTTTCGTCAGCGCTGCTCAGGGCTCCAAACTTGCACAGGCAGCCTTCTCCGGCATCGGCCTGTCCGTGGAGCAGCTTAACGGCCTGTCGCCTGCCGAGCGGTTCCGGGCGATTGCCGACGGCATCTCTGCGTTGCCGACTGCTGCCGAGCGGTCGCGGGCCGCGCTCCAGATCTTTGGCAAGGCCGGTGCCGAGTTGCTGCCCATGTTTGAGCGCGGCGCCGGTGCGATTGCATCTGCCACAGATGAGGCGGCGAAGTTCGGACTGGCACTTACCAACGACCAGGCCGCAAGCGTCAACTCCATGAGCAGCGCGTTCACGAAGGCTCAGATGGCCGTTCAGGGCATTGTCGGCCAGGTCGTTGCCTATCTCGCTCCCGCCATCCAGGGCGTCACAGACACGTTCTTGAATCTCATCGGAGGGATCGGCGGCGCAAACATTGGCCAGTTCATTGGCGAGGGGATCATAAAGGGCGCCCAGTTCCTTGCCGGCATCGCCGACTGGATGATCAGCGGCATCGGCTCAGCGTTTGAATACGCCGGCACGGTGATCGACGTGTTTAATCGGGTCGTGTCTGGGCTGCAGGCAATCTGGTTTGTGGGCGAGAGTGTGTTCAAGGGCGTGGCCGCCCTGATCTCTCGCGTGATCGCAAACGGCGCCGCGATTATGAACGCCCTTCCCGATTCTGTGGCTGGCACGGGCTGGGCCGAGTTTGGCAAGTCGATGGAAGACTCTGCAAACAAACTGTCGACCGAGGCCGATGCCGCGGCCGGCAAGGCCGTGACGGCAGCCGGAAACGTGCTGACGGGCGGGACAGGAGGCGTCGGCCAGTTCCAGGGGGCCGGGCCTCTGTCGACGATCTTGGCGGAAGGCCTGGCAAAGGCACAGGCAGACGCGAAAGCCCAGAGCGTGGCCGAGGCGGCTAAGGTGCCGGTCAAGCCTCCGGCGGAGCAGGCGTTCACTGGGGCGTCGAACGAAGCGCTAAAGGCCACCGACAGTCGCTCTAAGGAGGGCATGGCCGAGATGTTTCGCCTCATGCGAAGCAACGGCGAAGACGTTCAGGAGCAGCAGCTCGGCGTGCTCGAGCAGATCCGCGATGCCGTCTCCGAGGGCGACGACATGGAAGCCTTCGGCATTCTGGGAGCGTAACGCATGGCAGTTGTGGCATGTCTCGAAACCGCGCGCGGCACTGGCGTGAGCGGCAAGTTCGGCGAGTCGTTCACGTTCACCCGCAAGTGGATTGTGCGTGTGGATTCACCGTTCACGCCGCGGACGCTGATCTCTCGCGCCCCCGGCATCGTGTTCGGCGCCGGGCATCCAGACTTTGCCAGTCACAAAGCAATGGAGTTTGACTGCACCGAGGAGAGCGGCGACGGGATGATGTGGTCGATCACGGTGCGGTATTACATCCCGCCGGTCGAGAACACGCCGAGCCCGTCCACAGGCCTTCCCGTGGATAGTTGGTCTGGCAGCGGTTCGACGGTTACCATCCCCGTGTTTGAAGACAAGGATGGCAACAAGATTGTCAACTCCGCAAAAGATCCGTTGGAGGGGGCTGAGCGAGAGTCGAGCGAGTTCACGCTCCACCTAACAAAGTGCTACACGGATCTAGCCTGGTCGTCGATTGCCAGTTCGCAGTCAAACACGGTGAACAGCTCCACGTGGAACAGCTCGCCGGCCAGGACGTGGAAGGTGGCGTTCAAGAGTGCCTCCAAGAAGGAGGCCACCTCGAGCTCGGACGATACGACCAAGCCCTACTGGGAGACCACCTGGGAGTTCTGCTATCGGGCGGAGACGTGGGATTTCAAACCGTGGGACGTGGGATTCAATCAGCTCGTCGACTCGTCTGGGACGCCGACGGCTGGTGGCTCGCAGCGGGCCGCCGTGCTTGGTGCTGACAAGAAGCCCGTAAAGAACCCCGTGGCCCTCTCGAGCGGCGTGGCAAAGGCGGCTGGCTCGGCTCCCGACGCGCTCACGTTCAAGCTCTACAAAGAGACCAGCTTCACCGTATTTGGGACGCCAGGCTAATGGCCAAGCCTCCGCGACAATCAGGGCGGAAAGTGACCTTCACGCCGGAGGCCGCCCAGCGGATCGCTCGCGCCGTCGTGGCCGTCGAGAAGGGCGACCGGTCGATCGGTGCACCAGGCCGACAGTCGGCCGCCGGCGATGACGCCCTGGTCCGCGGGACGTTCTCGGCGCCCTGGGACAAAGGCAGCACGAAGACCGTCACCGACGCCACGTTGTCGAGCGTGACGTACGCCGGCGTAAAAAACTACTTTGCCAGCATCACTGGCACCGGCAGCAAAAAGTGCGCGATTGCCTACGTGGCCGGCGAATGGATTCTCATCGCTGCGGAGTGTGGCTAATGCTTGGCGGAAGCTGTAGTCCTTGCTGCGAAAACTGCACCTCCGAGTTCTTGATTTCTACGTGGGACGCTCTTGTGTCGCGTTCGTGCACGGTAAGCCTGCCAGACACTTTTCCTGTTGGAGTTGAGGCCACAACGGCTCAGACCGCACTTGCATATAAAACATATGTGCAGCCAAATTCCATGCAGGTTATCCCAACCAGTTTTGCTTGCCGCTATTGGCAGCAACCTGTAAGCCCGTCAGGCGAGCACTCGCTGGCGCTTGACGTGTCCAGGTCAACGCGAGGCCAAAACTTGTTTTTCACTTACGTCAGCGACGGAGGTGAGCTTGAGATGTCAGCGCAGGTAGTAATGACAGCCTCCCCAAACACTGGGTTCGGAGCCCACACGATACCAAATTCAAAGTGCTATATCGGCGTTGGGTTTGCGATGTCACTAAGGCGGAAGCTGTACTGGGTGCCTAGCGAAAGCGTGCAATCTGTGGTGACATCAAACACAGTGACTGACTCGTCAATATCAACTCAAATTCCATACGAAACGTACGAGATTGCATCTCTCACGCCGCAGTACGCATATCAGACCGCAACGAATGGATGGTGGTCGGACACAGAAAACAAGCGGGTGATTGGTTTCTCGGGAGCTTGGGAAGGTGATTTTTTCAATACCAAGAATACGAGCCAGGTCGGGTTTGAGGTCGTTTACGGAAACGGAGACGGCTATCAACGCAAATACAACTACCAAGCCGGATTTGGTATCAACGCGCAAAGCGTTTCTATGTCGCCGTCCGAGTTGGTGGCCGTGATGCCGCAGGAGTCTCCTTACATATCTCGCCCTGAATTTGTTGACCCACCTACCGGCATATCTGTATTCCGAAATCTGGCATATTCCGGAAGAATTGAGACGGCGAAAACCCTGCGCGAGCCTGCTGTTACATACACCACCACTGGAGGAAAGGTCTTTCAGTATGGATATGAAACTTGCACGATATCGCCGACAATTAGGCTTTCGTGATCATGCTCTTGTGTGAGTTTGATGCTGGCCTGCGGTGCATTGAGTGTGGCGCGCCGCGATTCAACGCCCGCCAACTTTGCGGGACGTGGCGGCCTGACGTCCAGCCGCCACCCCCACCAACCAACGGCCCCGGCACCGAGCTATCCCGCCTCTTGAAACGACTCGGCATCGAGCCGACGCCAACGTGCCAGTGCCGCGCCAAGGCAGCACAGATGGACGCATGGGGGCCAGACGAGTGCAGCAAGCCAGAGCGAATTGACGAGGTGGTCAAGGTCATGCGGGAGGAAGCCGCCGCGCGCGGCCTGCCGTTCCTCGACGTGGCGGGCAGGATGCTGGTGCGGCGGGCGATCAGCAACGCCAGGAAAGCCACTGCCGGCAGCGAGGCCTGACTTCAACGATCAACGCCCGCAGCCACAATTCAGAGCCTGAACCCACCGCAGGAGTGCAGGCGTGGCCACAGCGTTCTCCCAGACCCCGGCAGACATGTCGATCGAGTTCGTGGTGGGCGACGAGCTCAACGTCGGCCTGGCGTTCACCTCGAGCTCGGCAGCGATCAACCTGACCGGGTACACGCTTGAGGCGAAGGTCTACACGCCGACGTTCTCAAATGGTGACGGAGCGTTTGGGGCGGGGGCGTATACGGTTGGTGCCACGGCCGCCACGTTCACCGTGTCGGCCGTCTCGCTCTCCGGCGGCACCGTAAACATTGGCTTGACGGAAGCGCAAACCGTCGCGCTCAGTCCGGCTGTTGGATACCGCTGGTATTTCCGCTGGACTGACACGTCCGGCGTAACGCTGACCGTGCTGTCTGGCGATTTCACGGCGAGGGCACCGTGAGCGTAACAGTCACCGTCAACGGCAAGGCCGGGCCGTCTGTCGTCGCCACAAACGGCGACACGATTTCGGCAGCCGTGACAAAGAACGCCGTTGTGAGCGTGGCCGCATCTGCGGCCGCAGCACCAGGCGGCACCGGGCCACAAGGCCCGACAGGGCCGCAGGCCACCACGATTACAGTCGGCAGCGTCTCCACCCTCTCTGCTGGCAGCTCGGCGACGGTCACATCTACCTCGAGCAACGGCGGGGCAAACCTGTCGCTTGCGTTCGGCATCCCGCGTGGTGCTGACGGTGCCGCCGGTGCGACCGGAGCCGCTGGTCCCACGCCCACGATCACCGCCACAGTGTCCACGCTCTCGGCTGGCAGCTCTGCCACCGTCACGGCCACGCCGAGCAACGGCGGTGCCAACGTCGCCCTGGCGTTCGGCATCCCTCGGGGTGCCGACGGCTCTGGCGGCGGTGCTTCGCTCTCCGACGCTACGCCATCGCCTCTCGGGACGGCGGCGGCGGGCACGGCCTCGACGGCCAGCAGGAGCGATCACGTCCACGCCACGCCGGTAATCAGCTATGCGAACCTCACCAACGTGCCCAGCTCGTTTGCCCCCTCGACGCACACACATGCTCTCTCCAGCCTGACGCAGTCGTCCGCCACCACTGGTCAGGTTATCGCGTGGAATGGCACTGCGTGGGCGGCGGCAACTCCCGGCAGTGCCGGTGACGTGGACGGCGGCGACTACGTTGGCGTGGTGGCGTCGATCTCGGTCACGCAGCATCCCGCCGACGTGAGCATCTCGATCAATCAGGGATCTACCGGATCGGCATCTTTCACGGTTGCCGCGTCGGCATCGACCGGCGTGGCCGTGGCGTACCAGTGGCAGGAGAATGCAGGCAGCGGATGGACCACAATCGACTCGGCAACGTCCACCACGCTGTCGCTGACAGGCTTGACGGGATCAAACGACGACACGCTCTACAGATGCCTTGTAAGTGCGTATGGCTTGCCAACGGTCGCTAGCAACTCCGCGTCGCTGAATGTGACAGTGATTTTGCCGGCCACGCCCGTTATCACGATCAGCGCGCAGCCGCAGGCGGCCGCGATTGCCAACACGTCAAGCACGGCGTCATTCTCGATCACTGCCAGCGTCAGCTCTGGCACACTGAGCTATCAGTGGCAAAAGCGCGAGGCGGCCGGCACGACATGGGCGAACGTCACCGGGGCGACGAGCAGCACCTTGTCTCTCACCGGCCTTGGGTACGTGGCTGACAACCAGGACGCCTATCGCTGCCGCCTGACGGCAACGGGGGCAGCACTGGTCACCTCGTCCGCCGCCACTCTTACGATTACATGGGCGACCGCTCCGCAGATCACAATCATCGACGGGCCTAGCACCGTCAACTGGCCCGCACAGAGCAACCTAGCATTCGTGCAGTATGGAGAGACAATTCTGGGCGGTGTCACTACTACGCGGCAGTGGCAGGCACTGAGTGGCAGTACATGGGGCTCACTATATTCTGTGCTGGCGTATAGCAACGTACCGTTTGGAGATACTGGCGGGTCGCTGGCGCTGTATGTGATTAGCAGAGCGGTCACGGTTCGGTGTGTCGTTACATCGACAAATTCCTACGGCACCACGACCGCCACAACGGCTGCAATCACTGTCAATCGACCTGTGTACGCATAGGAGACGTTATGTCCAACAAGATTAGGCCGAAGCGGTCCTATACAACGGGTGCGGTGCCGACGACCAGCGACCTTGAGGCGAACGAACTTGCTATTAACTGGGTAGACGGCATCGCGTTTACTAAGAACAATTCCGGTAACATCGTCAGCGTGACGCTGGGCGGCGGTGGCGGCGGCAGCAGCGTCGTCACTGCCGCGACGGTTGCAGCGTTCCCCGGCACTGGCTCGTCGGGCGTGATTTATGTGGCGACGGATACAGCTCGGGCGTACATCTGGTCGGGCGCGTACATCGAGGCGGGCGTGAGCGGTGGCGGCACTGACGTTGAGCTGCGTGCGTTGTTTTTGCCAGCCGCGCCGACCAGCGTGACGGCTACCGGCGGCAACGCGCAGGTAGCACTGTCATGGTCTGCGCCAACCGTCTCCGCACAGACGCCGATCACCGACTACACGGTTCAGTACAGCAGCAACAGTGGATCGACTTGGACGACATTCACGCGGGCTGCGTCTACTGCGACATCTGCGACTGTGACTAGCCTCAGCAACGGCACGGCATATGTGTTTCGGGTGGCGGCTGTGAACGGTGTTGGCACGGGCAGCTACTCCACGGCGACGAGTGCGGTGACGCCTGCGGCGGGTGGTGGCATCACTATGGGCAACAGGTACGTTGGCGGCACGCTTGGATCATACACATCGTGGACTCTTAGTGGCTCAGGCACTTCTGCCAGCCCAGCCGCTGGCACTATGCGGGGCGATGCGGACAGCTCCGAATGGAGATTCACCGCCGTAGCCAGCGGCACTCTGACAATTAGTGCAAGGAACGTCAGTCAGTCAGAAGGTTGGGGGCAGTGGGAAATCAGGAGTGTCTCAGGAAACATTAACTTAGCGACCGGCAATAGCCTCAACAACACCTACGCAACCCGCGCGGTATCCGTCACCGCCGGCACGCAATACTACCTGTACAACTTTGTGGGCGGCACCGATTTTTCCATGAGCATCGCGTAGGAGTAACACATGTCATCAGTCTCCCCACCAGCATCACCAACTGTAGGTCAGCTATATACCGCCAACGGACGAACTTGGTCGTGGACAGGGGCGGCGTGGGAACTCACCAGCGGCTCTGGGCTTTCGTGGTCATCCGTGCCAACGTCCGCGACGGCAAGCGGGACGGCGGGGCAGATTGCGTATGACAATGCCAACGGGTTTTTCTACGTTGCGACGGCTGCGTCCACATGGAAGCGTGTTGCGCTGTCAACGTGGTCGCCGTTTACACCATCCTCCGTTAGTGGCCTGCAACTCTGGCTGGACGCCTCCGATGCGTCGACTCTGTACGACGCTACCAGCGGAGGCTCGCTTGCTGGGGCAAACGCTATCGTGAGGCGGTGGCAGGACAAGAGCGGAAATGGTCGACACGCTACAGGCGACACAGGCCCGACGCGCAAAACTGCCGCGATCAATTCGCGTGATGCTCTGCTGTTTGACGGGTCAACGTCGAAACTGTCGTTCTCAGGAAACGTCTACGGCACAAGCGGTTACGTCACAGTGTTTGCCGTTGTTCGCAAGTTGTCTGTTAGTACCACGGCGATGATTATGAGCCAAGACAATGGCAGCGTGTCGCCTCGCACTTACCAGTATTTGCGCGTGGTAAATGCGTCACTGCAGAGCATTTGGTTTACTGGCGGGCCGACTGCGCAGAGCGTGTCTGCTGCATCTGCTGTGTCAGCGAACACCACGTTTCTTGCAACACTGCGGATAGGCGCGAGCGGAGGTGCTGTATCGCTCAACGGTACTGCTGGGACAGCTAACACCAACGTCTCTGGTGTGCTCACCAACTCGGAACAAACGTACATCGGTTCGTTTGCATACCCAAGCAATGAGTTTGACGGGCACATCTGCGAGCTTGTGGCTTACGACACGGCACTTAGTGATGCCAATAAGGCTGCCGTTGAGTCGTATCTGATGACCAAGTGGGGCATCTCGTGATGTGATGGAGTTGTGACATGGAAGTATCTGTAACATCGCAGCCTATCTCAGCCACCGTCACCCCGGCTGGCGTATCGGCCACCGTGGCGAGCTCGTCGGCAATGGTGACGATTGCCGGTGGCGTTGGTCCGCAAGGGCCGGCGGGAGCCGCCGGCGGCCCGCTCGAGCAACTCAGCAACGTCCAGATCGTGTCGGCCCAGCCTGGCGACATTTTGCAGTACGGCGGAAATAACAAGTGGCAGAACAACCCGATACTTGACGGAGGTAACTTTTAATGGCTAGTCCTTTTCGTGTTCGACGGCGCGCTACGGGCGGAGCAAGCGGAGCCCCCAGCTCGCTCTTGCAAAGCGAGCTGGCATACTCCGAAGTCGATCAGATTTTGTACATCGGCCAGGGCTCCGGCGGCTCGGCCACGGTGGTGGCGATCGCCGGCCCCGGCAGCTACGCCACGAAAGCCTACGTGACGTCTGCCGTGGCGGCCGTCGATGTCTCCTCGCAGCTTGCCAGCTACGTAACGAGCTCCACGGCCACGGCCACATACGCCCCCAAGGCATCGCCAGCGCTTACCGGGACACCAACGGCACCGACGGCGGCCGCCGGCACGAACAGCACGCAGATCGCCACCACGGCGTTTGTGTCCACGGCCGTGGCGAACGTGATCAATTCCGCCCCCGGAGCCCTCGATACGCTGGCCGAGCTCGCCGCGGCAATGAACAACGACGCCAGTTTCAGCGTCACCGTGACCAACAGCCTCGCCGGCAAGCTGACGGCCTCAAGCAACCTGTCGGATCTCGGATCGGCCTCGACGGCTAGGACGAATCTCGGGCTGGGCACAATGGCCACGCAGGCAGCCTCCAACGTGAACATCACCGGCGGCTCGATCGACGGCGTGAGCCTGGACGGGGGAAGCTACTGATGGCAACGTATGACCAGCTTCCGGCCACGCTGAATTTGCGATGGACCGTCGGAAATGACTTCTCGGCGCTACTCGACTTTGACATCAGCCTGGCCAACTACACGGCCGTGGCAACCGTCTATTCGTCGATCACTGGCAACGCCGTTGCGACGTTCACGACCACGATCCCAGACGCCGCGGCTGGAAAGATCAACGTTGCCCTAACTGACACGCAGACTACAGCCATCGGGGCCGGCACGTTTTGCTGGCAGCTCGTCTGGACGGTCGGCACCGTGACACGCACAGCGATGGCAGGATTTATCGACGCCACCATCTAGCAGGAGGCGACGATGGCGAAGAAGGCGAAGCGATTCTGGGTGGGCAGCCCCGACGGGTTTGGCCAGCCAGACGACGACCAGGTCGAGGGCTGCCTAAGCCCAGACGAAGACGGAATGGTGTATCTAAACCGTCGGCGGCCTGCCGACAAGGAGGCCAAGGATGGCAAGACTTGCAACGCCGACACGCCGGCGAAACGCCAGCGACCCGTGGACGATCGAGACGCTCGACGGCGGCGTAAATAGGCTGACGTTCAAGGCCAGACTGTGGGTGCTGCTCACAAGCGACTGGCACTGGGACTCGGTGAAGTGTGACCGCGACAAGCTGGCGGCCGACCTCGAGCAGGCCAAGCGAGTGAATGCCGCAGTCCTGTCGATTGGCGATCACTTCGACGTTATGGGAGGCAAGTGGGATCCACGGTCAAACGGCAAGAACGACATCCGACCGGAGTTCCAGCGTGGCAACTATTTCGACGACATCGTTACGCAGTGCGCCGAGTGGCTGGAGCCGTACCGGGACCAGATGGCCCTGATCACTCCAGGCAATCATGAGACGGCAGTACGCAAGCGCATGGAGACATGCCTAACGACCCGGCTGGTGGAGCGGCTGCGGATGAACGGAGGACGCGTCCGCCAGGGCGGCTACGCGGGCTGGGTGCTGTTCCGGGGAATCTTCGGCGAGCGGACGACGGCCCTGTACCGGCTCTGGTATCACCACGGCTACGGCGGCGGTGGGCCTGTGACACGCGGCGTGATCGACTTCTCGCGCTATCTTGTGGACACCGACGCCGACTGCGTCCACGCCGGCCACATCCACCAGCGGACGCTGATCGAGGCCACGCGTCAGCGGCTCTCGCCATCTGGGATTCCGCGGATCTCGCCAATCCACTTGGTTCGCAGCTCGACATACAAACAGGAATGCCTTACTGATGGGTGGGCCGTTGAGAAGGGCATGTCTGCACGACCGCTCGGCGGCTGGTGGATGCTGCTGCGGTGGAACAGCGACAAGACCCAACTGGTGGCGTCGTTCCATGACCAACCCGGAGAGACCAGCGATGTGTAGCGACACGTACGCCATGGAGCCGGGCGCACCAGAGCGGCCGGGCTCGCTGCCGTTCCTCGAGCTCATCGAGGAGCTGCGTCAGCTCCACCTGGAGAAGACCGCCCAGTACGGCGACGAGGCCGACCCGTTTGCCAACGTCTCCGCATCCGCGAAATGCGGCGTGGAGCCTTGGCGTCGGGCGTTGTGCGATCTGTCTGACTGCGTGGTCAGGCTCCAGCGTTACGCCAGCGGCCAGCCGGTCGACATTGAGAACGCGGCGATGGATGCCGCCAACTGGGCGCTGATCTGCCTGCTCAAGATGCGAGAGGCTCGGAGATGCTGATCACGCTACACGGCCTCGTCCAACCTCAAACTGCCCCCAGATCGGAAGAGCACA